AGTCCTATCATGCCGAGCACGAAGTTAACTTTTACCCACCAAGGGATAAAACTCAAGGTAGGTATGTCCAACCGTCACGACTACAGTGACACCGATTTAAACGAAAGAGGGTAACAAAATGGCAATTCTTAGAGACTACTACTGCGAAAACCACGGCATATTTGAGGCTTGGGAGGCTGAGTGCCCTATGAAATTATGCAAAGGCATCATCTCTGTGGTGCACCTAAAACCTGTAGGCATGAAGTCTGCTAGAACAAAAAAAGCAGATGAAAGCTTAAAAGGACTTGCACAAGATTTCAAAATGACGGATATTAAGGCAACCCGTGAAGGCGAACACCAGACTGGTTACCTGACTAGAAACAACAAACTGAGTCAGAAAGAACTAGATTTTGCCAATGGAGCACTGGCTGAACAAGAACGGCACATGAAGGCTAACAATGAGCCACGCCCTGGGGACGCAGCCATGTGGGGGAACGCAGGGAACATTAGCATAAAATCTGTCATGGGTGGACAATTCAAACCCGTGAGAGATGAACAGGTCAGCATTATGCCCAATCAAGCCTCGCCTACTGGTAAACTTAGTGGTCCAGTGGCAGGGAATGGCACAATGAAAGACCCTGATAATTTACAGGTGAAAACATGAGAATACCGCACAACGATGTAGACAGAGAAATATTCTATTTGGAGTTAATCCAAAAATGCCTTGTCTCTCGTGAGTCAAGAAAAACAGACTATTCCAATCTACGGAGTTGGTATCTCTTTGGTAACAGTCCCTCTCAACCACCTGCACTGTACAACAAGATTCTCCCCCACCTTGACCAACTGACTTCCTTCTTGTACTCGGCAGAGACAACCAGATTCAGTATCAACACGGGGGCAGCCGTCCCTGACGGTGAGCAAGTCAAAGTACCAGCACTTACCCGTGCGCTTAATGATGAGTGGCTAAATAGCAACGCTGACCAAGTATTTTCTACAGCCACTACATGGGCACTGGTTTACAACTCTTCCTTTGTCAAACTGATTATGAAGAACGGTATCCACCCCTACATGGTAGAACCGCAGTGCATAGGAGTCTTGAGAGAGGACTCACCCTACACAGACAGACAAGAAGCCTTGGTGCAAACCTACTACATCACCAAGTCTGAACTCTATGACCGTCTTTACAGTCACCCAAGACGGGAATCTATCATCAAACAGCTATCCGCTAGTCAACATGAGCGTACAGAAGTAGCCAATGGTATGGAACGTATCCTCATGTCTCAGACAAATCCCCAGTTGTACGGTAACGTCAACCTAGATTTGTCGGGTCAGAACCGCTACAAAGCAATGGTTTCAGAGGAAACAGTCGAGATGACAGAGCTTTGGGTGTGGAATGATGAGACTCTTGACTACCAATGCGTAACAAAAGCAGACCCAAATGTCATTATTTACGATAGACCAGGGGAGCAATTGTTCCTAAAAGGCGAATTACCCTTTGTTCAAATCACTCCAAACCCCCTTTATGACTACTATTGGGGGGCTTCAGAGGTTCAAAAGCTCCAGTATTTACAGGAACTCAGGAACAATAGGATGACTGACATACTGGATTTGCTATCCAAACAGGTCAACCCCCCCACTGCTTTTATTGGTTTTACGGGCATTTCGGACGAAAAACTCTTTGCATTGAACCGTGCAGGGGGTTCTATCTCCAATGACATGCCAAATGCCAAGGTAGATAGGATGGCTCCGACCATGCCACCCGATTTATTCAATGAAATACGGGAAATAGACGCTATGTTTGAAGAAGCAAGCGGTATTGTCAACGTATTGCAAGGTAAAGGGGAAGCTGGTGTCCGTTCTAGCGGTCATGCCTCACAATTAGCCCGTCTAGGCTCATCAAGAGCTAAAAAGAGGGCGTTGATTGTTGAAGACAGCCTTGAGAAGCTTGCCACACTCTATTTGAAGTGTATGCAAGCCTATGACGATACGCATTTCACGGATATGGAAGGTAGAAAGTTCATTGCTGAACAATTTACCAAAGATTACGTGGTCAAAGTAGATGCTCACAGCAATTCACCTATCTTCATGGAAGACCAAAGACAGTTGGCGTTTAATTTATTGAAAGCAGGGGCTATTGATAAAGAATCTTTGCTTGACTTGTTAGAGCCACCTATGAAACAATTATTGAAAGACCGATTGAAGAAGATGGAAGCCAAGCAAGCTCAGCAACAAGCTCAAGCTCCGCAAGGCAAGCCAGAACCAAAAGGTAAACCAGATTTAAAACAGGTGGGATGATGGCAGCAGACACTCAGACACAACCTAAAGCTGACCAACCAAGGGTCAACACATCTTCTCTCAAGAGAGGCGAATCTATGCCTAGCTTGACATACAGAGAACCAAATGTTAAAACTATGTCTGGGGGTAGAACCCAACGGAACTACGCCCGACAAGGACGTTCTTAATCAACTAAGGAGTACACTATGTACAGGACAGCTAAACGGGGCAGAAAAACAAGGAGATAATCCTTGGACAGGTTTCTTTTGCAAAGAAGAAAAGGGTGTGGCTTCCTTCCCTTAAAATAGGTCGCCTCCTCTCAACCTAGGAGTGACATCATGCGTAAAGCACGTAAAGGTCGTAAGTCACGTAAGTGATTTCTGTAGCGTTTTGGGAGTTTCGACACAAAAACTCCCACCTATTGACAAGTTGTTTGTAAATGGTTACAAACGACACAAAGGAGTTTTGTATGAGTGTACCTTCAGACAAGTTAATGGAATTGATGCGTGGACCAAGAAGTGCCAACGCACCTGCACCTATGCCTATGAGTCAACCTAGTGCAATGTCTGATGCTGAAACGCCTCCAATGGCTTCACCCATGTCAACGCCTGAACCCAAGATGGGAAGCAAAGAGGCTGCGATGATTAACCTCGGCATGGCGATGGACTTACTCGAACAATCCTTACCTGCCCTTGGTTCTGAAACAGAAGAAGGTCAGAAAGCACTCGGTGCTATCCGTACATTGACTGGCATCCTCGGTCCACGGAAAAATAAAACAAACGAACTACAGCAATCTGAAATTTTGCAGATGCTACAAACATTACCTCAAGCTGGTGGTGCAACGCCTGAAGGTAAAGCAATGTCAGCAGCACCAATCCCTGGTATGCCCCCTCAAGGTGGTGGTATGCCTCCCCCACCCCCAATGTCCCCAATGTAAGGAGTAATCATGGATTTATTTAAGCCAAGAGGCGCAGCAGCCCCACGTAGACCAACAGATACCAATCAGCAAAATGGCGTTGTAACCAACACACCAAGATACGCTGCATTGGGTGGACTCGATGGTGCAAACAAAGTTAGCAAGAACGCAATGGGTGTTAAAAAGCCTGCTGACGGTAAAAAAGTTATTTAATTTAAAAAGAGGGTTGTGTCATGTCTTTAGAAAATTTGTCATTAGAAGCACGAGATGAGTTGGCTCAGTTAGCCCAAACAATGGCTGAAGACCCAAAGACTCGGGAAGATTTCTTGCGTCTAACTCAACGGGTTAAGCCCGATATGCAAATCCCTGAGATTCAAATCAAGGATATGACTAGAAATGAGTTAGCTCAGATGCGTCAAGAAAACGATGCTCTACAGGCAAAGTTTAGAGAGCGTGATGCTATTGATGACTTGAACAAACGCAGAGCCAGTTTGGTTAAAAAAGGTTTGGTCTCTTCTGAGGATGATATTCCAGAAGTAGAAAAAATCATGATGGAGAAGAAAATCCATGACCACGAGACTGCTGCGGACTATTTAAATTGGATGAGACAAGCTGCAAAGCCAACTTCATCTGGTTACAATCCAAACGCTATAAACAAGTTTGACTTGTCTGCGTACTGGAAAAATCCTGCCAATGCTGCTCGTAATGAAGCAGCAAAGGCGTTGGCTGAGTTGCGTAATCCACGTAGCAGACCAATCGGGTTATGAGTTTAAAAGAGGGTTTAATTTGTCGGGGCAGAAATGCCCATCTTTAAGGAGTCGTTATGGCTATAGGTGGTGGTATTCTGCCAGCAACGGGGTCGAGTCAGTTTACTGAGTTAACCTACGTTACCCGCAGAGCCTTTATTCCAAAACTCGTTGTACAACTGTACAACTCCACGCCATTGATGGCAGCGTTGATTGCAAACAGTCAACAAGCTTCAGGTGGTGTTTCTTCAATTACCGTCCCTGTTCAAGGTGCACAGTTTGTAAATGCTCAGTGGTCAGACTACTCTGGTTCATTCAACCAGCCTTCTGTCCAACAAGGTGCTTATAACGCTGAATACGACTTGAAACTGATGATTTCTCCCGTCCCATTCTTGGGTATGGAGGGTGCAGTACAGCAAGACGCAGCAATTATCCCATTGATTGAAGCTCGTATGAACGATGCAACCAATGTGATGATGGACGCAATGGCAACAGCCTTGTACACCAATTACACTAACACTCAGCAGTTCATTGGATTGCCTGGTGCTATTGATGACGGTACAAACCTTGTCACTTACGGAAACATCAACCGTAATACCTACACATGGTGGAAATCTAAGGTTTACTCCGCAGGTAACGTCAATCCTACAAGACAAAACATTCTTCAGTATATTTCTGGAACAACTAAGAACGGTGCAGAAATGCCTTCGTTTGGTGTTTGCGGATTTGGTACTTGGACTTTGTTGGCTCAAGACTTTGTAGGTCAAGAGCAGTATGTTATTACCCCAGGCTCTGGCTTTGACGGTGATAACAACGGTCCTCAAGCAGCTTTCAGAGCGTTGATGGTCGCTGGTGTTCCAATTTATCCAGACCCCTATTGTGCAGAAGGTGCAGTCTACTTCATTAACACAAACTACTTGAGCTTGTACATCCACGAGCAAGGTTCATTTGTGTTTACTGGATTTGAGTCTACATTACCTAACTGGCAAATCGGTTACGTTGGTGCGGTTATCATGATTGCCGAATTGGTAAGCGTGAAACCTAAGTCAATGTCTAGGGTTTCTGGCTATAACTATTTATCACTATAAGGAGAAATAGTCATGTCATTAGGCTTAAACAAAATCATTCTTGCAAACGCAAGTACCAACACGGCAGGTGCATACTGGCAATTAACTACTGTAACGGCTAACAACGCTACAGTATTGATTCCCGCAGGTACATACCTTGCTTTTCCCACAGCCAACGTCACTATTGAAGCGGTAAATGCTTACAATGCCACAACCAATGTTGCGACATTTGTAACTTTGATTGCGAACAATACTGGTGGTGTTGTTATATCTGACGGTGTAAACGTCCGTGCAAACGTGATTGTCGCTACGGCAACTACCATGATACTGGCAACAGTTAATGGTGGTCAGAACGTATCTGGCACTTACAACACTTAAAGAAAGCATAGCATGGCTAATTTAGATGCAGTAGCACAAAATACCCCAGTAAGCTTTGGCAATTTTGTCTTAGCTTCTGCAAGTCAAGTGTCACTAGGTTCTACTGGCAATGCTGTTGTCTCTTTACCAATTCTTTTAGGTGGACTTACCGTTGGTGGGTCTACTTCTAGTTCTGGTCAAGTTATTTTGAGAAGAATCACAGTTCAAAATGCAAATGCAAACGTAGCTTTAGGCAACGTGAGTATTTTGACTACAAATGATGGCAACACCAGTAATGCGGTTGTTGCTGCCACTTTGTTGTCTAATTTGACTGCTGTCGATAAGTTTCAAGATTTAACAATAGCAAGTCCGTATGCAGCTTCTACGACCATTAACGGTTACAACACGCAAGCTTTATATTTGAAAGTTAATACTGCGGTAGCAAATGCCACAGTGGATATTAAAATATTTGGTGATACGGTTTCGGGTTAATGGAAGACGTTTACGTTACCAACAACGGGGATGACACGCTGACGGACAGTTGGTGTGGCGTTCCCTACGTATTTGTTAAGGGTGTGACAGTGCAGATACCTCAAGGTGCTGCACAGCACATCTTTGGTCACGGTATGGAGAATAAAGAATCTTATCTAGCTCGTTTGGGTTGGATAAAACTTCATTCAGATGTACCACAAGGTTTGGAGAAGTTAGCGCAATTTAATATTTCCGCAACTCCTCCTCAAAAAGACAGCTATCAACCCTCGGCTGTAGGCGTAGTACCTCTGCATGTTAAAAGACATGCGGGGGGAAAATCCTTGCAGAGGCAAGCATAAACTATGGAAGTTAAATGGCAACTCTCTCTTCCTATCTCACGGAAGTTCGTAGGCTCTTGCACGATGCCAACGGAGTATTCTGGTCTGACTCCGAATTAACGGATGACATTAACGATGGTCGTGAGAGAGTCGTTAGAGATACTGGTTGCCTTCGTACACTTACCAT